ACACTTAGAGTGGCTAATTCCGCAGAGTTCTTTAATATAAAGTCTTGAATTTCTTGCTCTGTTTTAGGCACTTCAACTTTAACTTCTGCTTCTATATCTTTAGCATAATCTTTACCGACTAATTCTCTATCCTCGGAATTTAATCCCGCAATAAAACTATCTATTTGATTTATTACGTTTTGATTATCCGATGCTGTATTATCCGGTAAAGGCGGTTGATTCACAATAATATTTATGGCAAGTCTTGATTTATCAATAATATACCTTATACTACTCAATTATGTTCCCTGTTACTATTAAATTCGTTAAGACACACGATTTAGCTGTGTTACCTAAGTTTAACCACGCAGACCCCTATACAGGGGATTCTGGTATAGATCTTACAGCTGTTGAGCAAGTTACTGTACCAGCTAAAGGTTATGCTGTAGTACCTGTAGGTCTTAAATTAGGTTATGTTACACCAGGTTATTGGATCCGAGTAGAAGGTCGTTCTGGAGTAGGTTTTAAGAAGCATATCTTCCCTCATTTTGGTATTATTGACAACCCTTATAGAGGTGATATGGGTATTAAGCTTTACAACTTCGGTACAGAAGATCAAACGTTTAAAGCAGGTGATAAAATTGCTCAGCTTATTGTTTATCCTTTAATTCAAGCTGATATTGAATGGACAGATCAAGTAAGTGAAACTACCCGCGGTGAAAAAGGCTTCGGTTCATCTGATAAAAAATAATGACAATTAACGAACAGTTAATGAATATATGGGTAGAACGTTTTAGACCAACTAAACTGGCCGATATGGTTCTATCTGAGTCTTTACGTACGTTCGTAGAAGAATGTAAACGTAAAGATGAAATACCTAATATGTTACTTGTTGGTAATGCAGGTACAGGTAAAACCACATTAGCAAAAGTAATTATTAACGAAATATTAGATGCACAATACTTGTACATTAACGCAAGCGAAAAGAACGGCATTGACGAAGTCCGCACCTCTATTCTTACGTTTGCTCAAACTAAAAGCCTGGACGGCAAGATTAAGATTATCTTTCTGGACGAGTTTGATAACTTTACTGATGCCGGTCAAAGAGCTCTGCGTAATGTTATGGAAGAGTATGCTGGTAATACCCGTTTTATCCTCACTGGCAACTATTTACATCGTATTATCCAACCGATTCAGTCTCGATGCCAAGTTTTCACTGATTTTACTCCTCCTATTGGAGAATATGCTAAACGAATAGGTTTCATTCTCCGTCAGGAAAAGATACAGGTAGATAAAGAACAAATAGAGAAGATCAAAGAGGTTATTCGTTATCACTATCCGGATTTACGAAGAATTATTAACTATATTCAACGTAGTGTCGTTGATGGTGTATTGTCTATTAGCAGTACAATTAATAATGAGGGATTCGCACAAGAGATCCTGGATAAAACCGTGAACAAAGAAGACCTTACGTCTATACGTAAATTCGTTATAGAGTCGGAACAAACCTTTGGAAACGATTATCCTAAGTTAATGAAAGACTTGTTTAATGCAGTGTATAAGAGCTCTATTCCAGAAGATAAAAAAAGACTTGCATTGCTGCAAGTCTCTGAATATCTTTATCGAAGTGCTTTAGTAATGGATCAAGAGATTAATTTCTTCTCCTGTCTTATTGCTTTAGCTTCCGTGGTGTGAGATTTTAGAAGCTTTAATAGCTGAAGCAGGATCGTTTACGTCGCCCCCTGGTAGGTATGTTTTTGGACCTTTGAAGCTAATATCTTGAGATATTGATTCTTCTTTTTTGCACATACATACATCTTTACCACAAATAGGGCAAACCTTCTCTTCAACAGAAGACGGTTTCGTTTCATGTAATGTATCATGTGCTAAACTGTTAACATCGACATTATTTTGTAGTTCCTCTAATTCATCATCAGTTAGTGGTGTACCATCAACAAATTGTGCTTTCGAAACAAAAGCATCTGAAAAGTCAGGGTAATCGTGCATGTCGATATCATCTATTTCTATAGTATTCATATCAACTTCTTTACCATTAATTATTACACCTTTTCGTTCTTCAGATTGCATTTGAGGGTTACCAGCTAACTGGTCACCACTATCAAGAGAGCCATTGGCACTTTGACCTTCTGCGCCCACATCTTCATTGAGAATTTTAATGTAAAGACTGTCTAAAGCATTCTCAGATAGTTTTGTAGCAGATTCTTTTAACTCTTTTACTTTCTTTAAATCTTTTACTTTAGGAGGCAATTCATCATTGTATTTGTTTGAATGAGGAAGCTCAGTATTCTTTTCTCCTAATTTATAGTCGCCGCCTTTAACCCAGTTTTGTTTTTTACCGAGTTCGTTTTGATCGTTTATAGCTTTACCTTTATGCCATTTATGTTTGCCTACTTTTTCAGGCCCGGCAACACGTTCCTTAGTGTCTCTTTGTCCTTCTGGAACAGGGGCTAAATTGGCACCAGTATTAATTTCTTCTAAACATTCAACTGGAATAGTAATTAAGTTGCGCCAGAAACCTGGAGAAGCTTCTTCGTAACAGTCAGCAAGGTTAGCTTGTGCGCTATCTGTATTGTCTGCGCTATATCTAGCAGCAACATCTGTATTGTGTAGTTTACCTACACGGATATTGTTACCGGTGCTGATTATATCTTTAATACGTTGTTTAACGTTTTCACCTAATTTTTTATAACTCTCTAGATTCTCGTAGCCGGATTTTAATTTAACGACATCACCTACTAAAAAGCCGTTACCTTTTGTGTAACGCGAGTAGGCTTCCTGGAATAAAGAGTTAAACTTACTGTTTTTCATATGATGATATTACTTACTCCTTCCCTAAGTATTTTACAATGCCATCCTTAAGTTTTACAGGTTTACAACGAGTTACTGTTATAACCAATAACTATACTTACTCGGATTTACATTTAGACTTTAGTAATCCTATTGTTAAGGATATAACAACAGATTATGACGAAGCGGCTATAAAAAATTCGATTAATTCTCTGTTCAATACTTTACCAGGTCAAAACTTATTAAATCCATTATACGGTTTAAACCTTACCCAGTATTTGTTTGAACCTGTATCCCAATCAACTGGCAATCTTATAGGCAAGGCAATACTTAACGGTTTAACAGTATATGAGCCTCGTGTTACCGTACAAAATATAAACATTAACTTTAATGTAGACGAGCAAACCTATTACATCGACTTAAATATAACTATGCCTTACTTAAACAACAAGAATGTCAGAATTCCTGGAGTTTTAAATAAAACAGGCTACACTCTTTCCTAAAGATGTCAACTACATACACAGACGCATCAGCATTAAATATACAGCCAAACGAATATATTGCGTTTGACGCGACCAATCTTAGAGATTTCATGCGTAACCGTTTAACACAAAGCGGTTTGTTTACTGATCAATATCTAGAAGGTTCTAATATTACCGCTATTACAAACATAATAGCATATTCCTTTCATACATTTATGTTTTATCTAAACAAAACTTCGTCTGAAGGTATGTTTAGTGATTCTCAAATATATGAAAACATAAACAGAGTTGTAAAAATAATTAATTATTCTCCTATAGGTAAACAAACAGCTACAGCGACGTTTACTTGTTCTGCTACTAGTGACTTAACAACCGGTTCTTATACTATACCACGTTATTCGTTTATAAGAGTTAATAACGCACCATACTCATTTAATGCAGATATTACTTTTACTAAAACTCTAACTGCTAACCAGTATTTAGAAAGTGTGGGCAATCAAACGCTACTTTACCAAGGTAAATGGACTGAGTATCCGTTATACACCGCATTAGGGGTAACTAATGAAGTAATATTTGTAGCACCTGGTAGTAATGTTAACGTTGATCATTTTAACATTGATGTATATGTAAACAGTGTTAAGACTAATAAATGGACGCAATGGAAGCGTACTGAATCTTTATATCTTGAAAACGCAACGTCTACAAGCTACGAAGCAAGATTAAATGAAAGTCAAAATTACGAACTCAAATTCGGTAACGGTATAAATGGTTTACAACTCAATGCCGGCGATACTGTAGCAATTTATTATTTACAATCCCTAGGTACTGATGGAGAAATTGGAGCACATGCCTTAAACAGCTTACCTGCTGTTATATATAATACTACTCAATTTAGTACTATACAAGCAGACGTGTTCAGTCCAGATCTACAATACTTAACTGATAGTAACATAACTACATTACAGTTTGATAACAATAACCCATCAACAGTGTATACAGATGCAGAGAATGCTGATAGTATACGTGCTAATGCTCCAGGAGCGTTTAAATCTCAATATAGATTAGTTACTACTCAAGATTATCAAAACTTTATTAAATCTACGTTTAATAACATCGTACAAGATACTATAGTATATAGTAACAACGATTACATAAACAATCATATACGTTACCTTTACAATATAGGTTTAACGCAGCCTAATCAAGACAATAGAGTTTTATATAATCAATTAGCGTTTTCAACTGCATGTAATTTTAATAATGTTTACATATACGCTCTACCTAGAGCTACTCAATTAAATACAAACAATTACGTAAATTATCTTACACCCGCACAAAAGTCTCTTATTATAAATACAGCCGCAGATAAGAAAACCCTTACCTCAGATATTATAGTAATGGATCCTATTTATAAAGCTGTAACAACAGGCTACGGAAACGGAACCGAAACAGACATCAACACAATTATTTCTCAAACAAGATTAGTAGTAAAGCTTGATCGTACTGCAAAAATATCTACACAGCTTATACAGAATAAAATAACTGGTATAGTACAGTCTTTTTTTGATCCTACTATGTTAACATTAGGTTATAATATTAACCTTGTTAACTTAACTGCACAAATAGAGAGCATAAACGGAGTTAATAGCGTTTACACTCAACGTTTAGATACTGGAGAAATTATACAAGGTGTTTCTCTAGTAGTATGGAACCCATCTTATCCTAGCAACGATATTACAATTACTGCAAAAAATTACCAGCTTGAAGATTTCCAAGCTCTATATTTTAGCGACATTAACGATTTTTCAAATCGCATTATTGTTACTTCCGATGTAACGCAAGATACATCAGTAATAACTATTTAATAAGCGGTTACTATGAGTGTTTCAAACTATATTAGCTCCCCAGGGTTTACCATAAGAGTAGCTGACACGCTGACTACAGCTGTGAGCGGGTTCACCTATGCTACTCCTATTATTTGTACTGTAACTACAGTAACTAATATACAACCAGCTAGTATATTAAACCAATTTTCTTTATTCTTTCAATTTGGAGATGGTACTGAAGTTGAAGTTACTCAAGTAAAAAATAACTTACTAATAAGTGAACCTCATACATATAACTGGCCTGGTACATATGAAATAAAGTTAGCAGTTATACCTAAGAACGGTGACCCATTACAAACATTCTCAAATAATTTTCTTGTAGCTAATTATATAAAAGATTCCTTAACATGGGATTATACTAACTGGCCTGATCTATCATCAGCACCTGTTTCAGCAAATGCACTGTATCACGGCTTTCAATCGTGCCCACCGGGCTTACTTAACCAACCTACTCCGCTCACTTTTAAGTATAGTGTTTCAGATATTTCTACACCCTATATTTATTTTAGTTTTTATTCTAGCAATTCTCTTTCACAACCTTGGGAAGTTGTAACTCCTGATAACAAGTACGCACAACTAAGACCTCGTTGGAGATTCACAGACGTAAACGGTAATGTTTTTAATGCTCTCACTGCAGAGAATACAAACCCAGTTTATATTACTTCATTAGGACGTCCTACCACTGCAGCAAGCGGTGTACTGGTAGGTTATACTGGTACATTTGACTTT